CAAGATGGCCCACTTCCAGACCGTGGGCAGCGTCACCGGCTACGCCCAGGAAGTCACCCAGCAACTGGTCAACCTGCGTGAGACCGAAATCAAGGGCTCCATCCGAGGCATGACCTGGGACCTGGAAACCGCGCTGCTGTGGGCGAACTCCGCCTGCTCCGCCGCTGGCGCGCGCCCGCAGTTCGACGGCCTGGACACGATGATCTCCAACTACTCCGGGGCCAACCAGAACGCGATCGACGCCAACGGCGCCAGCCTGAACCTGTCCACGTTGGACCGGCTGATCGACATGGTGGAGACCAACGCCGCCGAGCCCACCGGCAACTCGCCATGGGCCCTGGTTATGTCCTCCACCGCCAACAGCAAGATTGCGAACCTGCTGACCCCACAGCAGCGGTTCGTGGACAAGGTCGAGATCGCCCCCGGCCTGAACGTCATGTCCTACCGCGACATCCCCATCCTGAAGTCCTCCTTCCTCCAGGCCCGCGCGCTGTCGATGGGCACGGTGACCGCGACCCCGTCCGCCAACGGCGGCACCCTGGCCGCAGGGCAGTACTTCTACCGGATTTCCCCGGTCATCGCCCGCCAGGGCGAGATCTCCCCGTCCGCTGAAGTCTCCGCCACCACCACCGGCGCGACCGGTTCAGTCGCGCTGGCCTTCGCGATCCCCAGCGGCCTGGAGGGTGCGCAGCCGACGCTGTACAAGGTGTGGCGCGGCACCGCAGCCGGCGGCGAGACGCTGCTGGGCTGGGTCGACGCCACCGTGGGCCTGGCGGCCGACGGCATCACCCCGATCATGACCGCCACCATCACCGACACCGGCACCGCCCTGGTCCCCTCCAACGGCGCAGCGGTCCCCGGCATCCTGCCGAGCGCCTACTACGGCACCAACACCGGCATCGGACCCGGCGGGCAGGGACTCGAGAACATCTTCCTGATCTCCCGCGACCCGCAGAACCTTGTCAGGCCGTGGGTGCGGCAGTACAAGCCCCTGGACCTGTACCCGACCACCGCGTCTCCGGACTCCATGCCGTACGCGCTGATCACCGACACCACCCTGGGTGTGCGCGCCGCGAAGTTCGTCGGGCGCACCTCCCGGGTGAACGTCCAGATCTAACCCCTGATCGTGTGCGCAGGCTGCCAACCACAGGCCGGCACGCCGCGCACACCAGGCCCGGCCCCGAACAGCGCCGGGGCCCGGCCCTTGATCGTCCCGTGGCGCGTGACGCGCCTGGAAACGCGCCTGGAGAAGGCGCGCCACGGGGCACCTCTCTACTTCTCCACTTGCGCGTGGGTGCGGTTGCCGCGCAACACGGAATGCGGACCCGTCCCCCGCTTCGAACGACGAGCACGTATCGGCCTCGGGGCGCGCGCCCCGAGGCCTCCGACTTCCTGCCACCTGTTCAAGGAGTACCCGGCTGATGCCCGACATGGTCAACGTTCGCAAGGCCCACGCCGGGACCGACTCGGCAGGCCACACCTGGCCGACCGACGGCGCCGTGATCGAAGTGCCCGTCGAGCACGCCCTAATGCTGGTCCGCATCCCCGACGGCGGCTTCGCCATCATCGAGAACCCTGACCCGGCGGAGAACACGTCGGAGCAGGAGGCCGGCCGCACGCTTCGCGCCAAGGCCACCGAGACGAAGACGGCGAAGTAACGCGCCGTGGCAGGACATGAAAATGGCCGTGTGTGGTCAAGTTGTTCATGCGGGCCGTCATCGACGGCGAGACGGGACGCGGTCCAAGGCGAGTCTGGCCTTCGCAGCATGCAGGCGATCCAGCTTGTCTCGGACATCCTTCTTGCGTTCCTCTGAGACTGTCGGATCGTCAAGCATCTGCCCCAGGACCTTCGTGGCTTGCTCAACTCGCTTCTGCTGTGCCCACCAGCTCTGATCCATCCATCGGATCCATCCGCCAATGATGACTGCGAGCGCTGGTGCGCTCATAGTCAGAGCCATGCCTAGCGGAGTAGCCGGTCCGACGAGTTGCCCAAGACCAGCCAACACCGTTCCGCCGCTGCCTCCCCCCGCAAGTGCGGTCTTCGAGATTCCTGTGCCGGCAGGGACTTCTGGCAAGTTCTCAGCTGCGATGCCGCGCGCCACGTCGGTCATGAGTTCACCTGGCCGGTGTCTTCGACCTGCGCAAGGTAGTCTTCGACGACCCTTTCCGCAGCCGCCCGCTCTTGCTCGGTCTGGAGGAGCAGGGACAGCTTCTCAATGTCGATCGAGGAGGGCGACCACCCGCTCAACTCAATGGTCCCATTTGACGTCGTGATGCGCAGACTCGCCGCACGTTTGGACTTGCGCCGCAACCGGGGGACGGTGCTTTCCAGCGTCCGAAGATAAAGGCTCGCGGCAGGGTCGGACGTGCGCCGCAACCGGGGGACGGAACGTTCCAGTTTCCGACGACTGGACAGCGTTTTGGACAAAGAATCCAAAACGGTCTTGGTCATCAACCCACCAGCACCTGCTGTGATTGCGATCACTGCTTCAGTGGCAGCTCCCATGCACCAAGAGTAAGACCTCGAACACAACTTCATCAGCGTGACGCGGAAATGGCGGTGTCAGGTGACCGATGCTGTCACCCCACTCGCTACAGTCGCCCAGTTGATGGCAGGCCCGTTCGCGGACCTGTTCGTCCACTTCGACCCGGACGTGGTGCAGGGGTTCCTCGCCGACGCCACCCGGATGTGTGAGGACGAGACCGACCGCCGCCTGGCCCCGTTCACTGGCCTCATCGAGTCCCACCGAGCTTCGGGTGTGGACCCAGATGAGTACGGCGATGCTGGCGGGATTCCCATCGATCCGCAGGGTGTGGTCGGCGCCTCCTACGCCGCGGCGTTGGGCACGACGTCCCTGATTCGGCACGTCTATCTCGATCAGTACGCGCCGCGCTACCCGGAGATGTGGACCTACTCCGACGTTCAGGTGCTGATCCTGCGGTCCTTCGGCGGGTCCCAGTTGATCGACCCGTCCCGGCTAGTCGGCCCGGAGCCGGACTCTGGGCACGTGTGGTTCCCGCTGGGCACCTACCTCCCGACGGGGTCGCTGATCCGGGTCACCTACTCCGGCGGCTACGCCACCGTCCCGGCCTCGCTGTCCCGGGCGTGCCGGCTGATGACCGCGCACCTGGCGGTCACCGAGCTGCGTCCCGGCACCACCCAGCACGACGCGGACACGCTGCGCGGGCAGGCCGTGGACATCCTCGTGTCCTACGTGCGGCCCAACTGATGGCGCGCCGCCGTCGACGGCGCACCCCGGCCCGCTCCGCGCACAGCAAGTACCGTCGCCGGAACCGCCCCGCCTACCAACTGCCCTCGCGGCAGCGGCGGGTGCGCCGCGGCTATTCCAACGCGCTGCACCACCGCACCGGCCGTCCCGCCTACCGGCGCCGGCCCGGCCACAAGATCCGGCATCGGCACCGCTTCCGGGTGCGCCGGGTCGGGCAGCACCAGCGTGCGATCCACCGCGCCGTTCACCGAAAGCACCACCTGTCCGATGAGGCCAGGGCCCGGCTGTCCGCGCGGCTGAAGGGCCGGCACATGTCCTCGGCTGCGCGGGCGAAGCTGGTGGCCCGGATGAAGGGCCACCACATGTCGGCGGCCGCGCGCGCCAAACTCTCGGCGCGGATGAAGGGCCATCGCATCAAGCTCACCCCGGCCGGGCGGGCGAAACTCTCGGCGCGGATGAAGGCTCGCTGGCTATCCATGCCCGAGGCGCAGCGCATCAAGGTACTGCGGTACCTGCACTACCAGCACTACCTGAAGACCGGGCAGTGGTTCCACATCAAGGGCGAGCAGATGACCGCCGCCCAGAAGGCCGCCCTGGCCAAAGCCGCCCGCGAGCGCTGGGCCCACATGTCCCTGGACCAGAAGGACAAGATCCTCGGGTTCCTCGCGTGGCGCCGCTACCAGCAGACCGGGGTGTGGACGCACCGCAAGTGGTCGACCATGACCCCGGCCCACCAGGCGCGGCTGCGCGCGGCGCTGAAGCAGCGTTGGCACACCATGGACCCGCAGAAGCGGGACAAGGTGATCACGTACCTGATCTGGAAGAACCATGCCAAGACCGGGAAGTGGATGCACCCGAAGTGGTCCACGATGTCCCCGCAGTGGCAGGCCAAGCAGCGCGCCAAGCTCAAGGCCCGCTGGGCTCACATGGACCCGGACAAGAAGCAGAAGATCATCGCGTACCTGATCGCACGCGACGGCGACAACTCAACATACGGTGGATGGGAATGAACCGATGCCCTCCAGCGCCGACGTGGTGTCCCGCGAGACCGACTGGCTGAACACGTCCGGGGACGGCCTGCCCGCACTGAACGCCGCTGCGGGCGGGCCGTTCGGACAGATCTCTGGTTACTGGCCGCGGACGCCGGCCACGATGAAGACCTCCCTGTACGTGACCCGTACCCAGATCGCGGAGGAGCGGACGGCGCACATCCGGGTTATGGCCCGGCACCGGATGGTGCTACACGCGCTGTGGCCGCTGAACAACTCCGGCGGCTCCGCTGAGGCCGACCAGCAGAACCTCGATAACGGCATCGAGCAGCTGCTGGCGCGGATCCGCGGCTTCCCACACGACCACTCCCACGGCGGCCGGTTCCTATCCGCTGGAGAGGACCCCGGTATGGTGACCGTGGCGTTCACCCCGGCTTCTGAGACGGTGGGCCTAGGAGTCTTCAAGGCCACGATCACCTACACTGTCGACGACTTCGAGATCACTGCCTAGTCTGCGTTTGGCCCCCGATGGTCGTCGTCGCGGATCATCGCTACCGCCATCATTGCCAGCCCAAGGCCGAGCACTATGGTGCCGGGCACAACTGCACCGAAGCCGCCGGGATCGGTGGCACGGATGCTGGTGTGGATCACGATGGCGAACCCGATTGCGGCCACAAACGCCCCGATCGCGGCCTGAAGCTTTCTCCCCGCTGAGGTCATGACCGAAGTCTGACAAACCCCGCCGCTGTCGGGAAGTACCAACCGGCTACCCATGGCCCAACTCCCGATGTGAGCGTGGGTATCCGTCGGCGCTTTGTCCGGGACAACTAAATACACAACTTCATATCGGAGGCGGCGCGTGCGTTACCGCAATCCCCACCCGCACACCGCGCAGGTACCCGAGTACCGCGCCGAAGACGGCCAGGTGTACACATCTACGGCGGTCGACCCGGGCAAGGCGCTGGAGTGGCCGATCCCGATCGCCGGCTTCGAGCCGCTCGGAACCGACCGCCCCGCCGAGAAGCCGCCGACCGCCACGGGGCCCGAAACGGCCCGGCCGCCCGCGAAGCCTGCAACGGCTGCGGGGGCTGCGGCATGACCCAACTCTCCCGCGCTTCCACCCTCGGCATCGCCCGCGAACTCGCCCTCGGACAGTACCTGGCCCCAACCATGGCTGTGCCCTTCACCAAGGCCACCTTCGAGGACGTATACGCGCAGCTGAAGGACGAGTCCGTCCGAGGCGACGACTCGATCCTGCACGGCATGTACCAGGGCACCGTCGATGCCACCTGGGACATCGAGTGCATGTGCTACCCCGACATCGTCGGGATGTTCCTGCGCGGCATGATCGGCCCGGACACCGTCACCCCCGGCATCTCCACCACCATCGCCGGCACCGGAACCGCC